GGCTGAAAAGGACATTCCGTCTTTACACATCGAGATGAGTATGTCTTCGCTTACTACATCAGCAATGTCACAAAACCGGATAATCTCCGAGCCTTTCGCTTTGAATATGATATTTTGTTTTGTCATAATAATAACCTCCACTTTGTCAATTAGCGTCGGGCATCCGTAGAGGGAGGCCGTCATTCGCGTTTGACTGTGTGTGTGTCGCCTCATGCGATGATACGGGCCACCACGGAGTCCCATGCTTTTGCTTTGAGTCGAGAGCCTGTTCCGACAATAGCCGATTCAGCGCGCTTTGGGTTGACTACGCCGGAAGCGTTGTGAATCCACGCGTGGTCGATGTATTCGGTAACGACATTGAAGGCTTGCCATGCGGTGTCTTGCATGTTCACGCTGTTGTTTGTCGAGGACTTTTCCAATTCGACGAGATGGTTGAGCGTGTTGTTACCACGCGTAGTCAAACCGGTGCTGTTCTCTTTGGATATTCTGTCGATGCTATGGTTTAGACCGAGCGCGTCGATGTAGTAGTCCATGCGTTCCGTTTCGGACATTTCGACTTGAATCAAGTCGGCGGCGGTATCGGCAAAGTTTTGGTTGAGAGTGTCAACCAATTTTATCGCTTTCCTGAAATCGCCTACACGGTCGTGCATTTTTGAGGAATGCCGTATGCTCAAATCACGCGGGTTGATACCGGCGGCTTTGATTTGAGACATTGCGAAGGCGAATTGGTTTGAACAACCAAGCCGGACATTGACGGGTATGCACTTCACGCCACCCGAACCGTCATGTGAATTGACAAGGTAAATGTGTTGGTCGATGTCATCCCATCCGTCTATGCGGAAAGAATCGGGTAAGGTGAAAGAAGCCCATAACTTTGAGCCGCCGTCAATCATGCCGGTTCTATCCCACGCGATTTCGTCGTTGTCGACCAATTGAGATGCTACACCCAATAATTCTTCGTTCTGTAACGGTTGATAGGTTCTACCTACTACTCCGAGGGTGTGGTCGTTGTCTTTTCGGTAGACGCGTTGAAACTTCGACCTTATCTCCTTCCCTTGAGAAGTGTATAGTGGTTCTCTCCCCACTGTGAAGTCCATTCCGGCATTCTGTAATACCTCTCGCGTAGTGCTACCTACTGCTTTCTGTCCTGTTATCATGTGTGCGCTTAACATATTTTATTCCTCCATTATTTTTTTCATTATTTTTGTTTTTTGTTTGATTTGGTTTCAGTGTGTGTGGCCTTTGTTCGTGGGGTTGTCGGCTGTCTCCGCCTCTATATTACCATCCTTCTAATACTATATAAGTCTGCCGATGCGACTAAAACCGCGACTAAATTATTATTCCGCCACCTCGATTCCGCAGTCATTACATACCGCCCCGTCGAGGGTGTCGGTGAAGTCGAGATGTTCACACCATTGATAGTGCGCCGTTCGGTGGGGTCTAAGACCTTCGACCGGAAAAAAAGTAGTTACTTTTCGGGAAACAATAACATTATCCAACCTTTTACAAAACTTACCCCAATTGTGACCGGTCATGGGCATGTTTGTCATTTTGAAACGGACATGCCCCTTTCCGGCGATTGACGGACGCGCATCAGGGTCATCCCATACGAGATTTTTCAATTGTCTAAAAGAAACTGCTTCGTCGACAGATTTCAATTTTTCAAGGAAAACCTCACACCATGCTTGAGTGGCCCTTTTTTTCATACGCTCAAGCCTCCTTCGTCGTCGTCTTGGGCGGCTTTTCTTATCATTTCCTCTTCATGCCGGTGGCCGTATTCATGCGTTGCCAACAAATGATAAACATTGTAATCCGGCCCGACAAATGTTTGGGCGCAATACGGGCAAGTCATAGATATTAAGTTTACATCGGACACCCACACTTTCCGGTCTGTGAGAAACAGCCCTTCGGAGGCCGCCTCCGCACCGATTTTGTCGATGATGAGGTTTTCTATTACGGTTAAAGTTAAATCACTCATTCGCTCGCCTCCGCAATTTTTTCCTTCAATTCTTTTAGGGGTAAAGCAATGTGCCAAGTCTCGCCGTCGACAACGAGTAAAGACATGTTGTCTCTCTTGTAATCGGACAAGACAAACGGCGGCGTAAGGTAGAAAGTAGCCACACATTTTTTAGGACTCATACCAATCCTCGCTTGAGGGTCTATCGGTAAATCAATGACAATAAACGGCCTCATGCGACTCGCCCCTTTGGTTTTAGTGTGTAATGTTCGATTCGGTAGACATGCCCGCTATATGGATTTTTAGATTCTACGCATTTTATACGCTCTATCCGCATACCCATCGGAATATCCTCGCAAAAGTCGATGAACGATTCGCGCTCATCCGACGAGAATACTATATCCCCAAAAGTATTGAAAACAGTAATCACATTTGTAACAATATTCATCGAACATCTCTCCAAAATACATGCCCGTTGTCGGTGACATACACTAATTCAATCGACATATCGAAGCCAAATGCCTCATAGTCAAAATATCTCATGGCGATGTCGGGTAAATCACACATGTAATCTAAATCATGCACGAGCCACTCGCCAATGGATTTATTTTTATTCCATCCGAGGTCAATTTTACCGGCATACCGTTCTGTGAAATCGTAAATGTCGGTATAACCCCATTCGATATACGCGTTTACGGCGCGATATCCGTGTTCTTCGACCATTTGGGCAGTCTCTACAACCCCTTCGGGGTCGGGATATTCGCCTAAATTGGGCATGTTGTCATAATCATGTATGGCGTATTCTTCATGGGTCGGCCTTTGGCACTCATGCTCATAATCCGCATACTCATCGGCATCTATCCATTTACCATTCAGTCGGCCTTCGTTGTAGCAACCTAAACACGCCACATACACGCGTGGTTGGTTGTTCAAGCCGTATATTTCATGCGCTCTTTGTTCTCCCGTTTTGTTTTTCATATTTATCATTCCTTTTTTTGTGTGTCGGCGGTTCTCTCCCGCTCTATTTAACCATACCCGTTCAAGTATAAAAACCTTCCGATACGACTAAATCAGCGACTAATTTATTGCATCTCCTTTATGGTTTTTACAACGGCATTTTTTTGCCAAGAGTGACGGTGAAGCGGTGCTTGATAACCACATTGAGGGCATTGCCAATCGACAACCCCAATTTTACTTTTAGGGTCAATGTAAGTTATCAATTTTAACCTTGCGCGATATTTGGTAATGCGACTCAAACAAATGTTTGCACATATCGTTTCAGGGCAATAGGGCCGGTCGGAATCGCGTAGCGAATTGACAATTTCAACATACTCTAAGGTTTTATCGGTCACTCTTCTTCACCCCAATTGTTGTCCTTGTTGAGAGTGTCGTCTCGCTCATGTCGAGGCCATACTGAAATGCTGTAACGCGAAGTTTTCATGTAGAAGAAAGGTGTCATTTTACAATTTCTGTATTTTATCACTTCTTGATGTTTAGCCATGATTTTTTCGATTTTACCTAAAGGTAAAGTTAGCCATTCACTTGAACGCTCTTCGGATGATAGGTGTAACAAAATAGAACCGCGCAAACGGTGTATACTTTCGGGAAAGTCCTCAATGTTGGTTTTTCTTTGTCGGGCCAACATTTTACGGTAAACCGCAACGGCGTTCTTAGTGTCGACGCGAACCCATCCTTCAAATGTTCCTTCTGTTTCTGCTTTTGGTATTTTTATTTTCATGTTTTTTGCCTCCTTCGGCTCTATATCTACATATTAGTCCAAGTATAAAAACCTTCCGATGCGACTAATTGTGCGACTAAATTATTATTCTTCGACCGCCTCCACCTTTTTGTAAGGTTGGCCTACGGCGTATAATTTCAGGATTTTTCGCCGGTCTGTTCCGGTTTTTGGTGCTGTATCTACATGCACTTCGCCGTTGGCGTTTACAAGTAGAACATGCCCCTTGACATAAACGATGTATGCTGAAATTGAAATTGATGAGGTCGTCTGTTCAATCCAAGGTTCTTCGGATTCGGGACACCAATAATGCTTTTTTACGACGGACTTTTGACCTTCGGCCAATTCGTTGAAGTCGTTGAAATGTTTTAGGAATTGGTTTACCGTTAAAGGTATTTTTTTGTATTTTGTAGCCCACACGCTTTTTCGCGAACGGACACTCCACTTTTTACGGGCCGCCCGTAGAAGGTCGCCTAAATTGTGAAGGTATCGCACTTGGTCGGCAACGCCCAAACAATGCGCCACATGATGAGCGCATACATTTTGATTCGGGTTTTCCGAATTGTTTGAGTAGCGTTTTCGCCGGTCGCGATATTTGGTAATGCGATTCTTACTCATTTTTTCGCCTCCAATTTTTCTTTTAACTTGGCGATTGTCGTTCTTGCGACCACCAATTCGGGAGTGCGTTCAACAAATGGGGGAAACCAAACCTTCATTGAAATCGCCACCTATTGTATCGAATCGCGATTTGAATTAACCATGCCGTGAATATCATTTTTTCACAACCCCAATTTGTTTCTAATCCATTGAACCGCCGACCAAAACTCTTCATCGGTATATCGCTCTTCGTTTTCGTCTAAAACGGTTGCTTGTAAGTAAAAACTGTTATGAGCATAACCTTGATTGACTATGCCGTGAGCGCATTCTTTGATTCTTTTTGTAATTCTCTTCATTGTTCTCCGCCTCTCTTAATCAATTTTGTATCGCAAGTAGGGCAACGGCACGAGTGAGAATCAATATTCCATGTTTCATCGCATTTAGGACAACGCCCGTCTTCATACCAATCCATGTGTTGTTCATCATATTGCCATTGTATTTTTCTCATTGTTTCATCTCCTTCCGGTTAATTAACCATTCCCCTATCAAGTATATAACCCTGCCGATGCGACTAATACTGCGACTAATTTTGGGTTTCCCTGAGACGGGATGCCTCTTTTTAGCCACCACATCAGCCGTAAACGCGTTCACTTAGTCCATCCTCCGGTGATTGAGATTCGGTTGAGTGTGGTTGAACCGTTGCCTTGGTATTCGCCGTGTCGCTTGACCGTTCCGGTCAAAGTCAATTTAGCACCGGTCTTGATTCCTCCGACATCGGCTTGACCGAAGGTGACAAACGCCTCGTTTTTGGCGGTTCTAAACTCGGTGATGGTGTAACCGTTGCGCGTCTCCCGTTGCGAGTGGTAGAATACTTTGACGGTAATTCTTTGACCGGCATCGGCGGTGTATGATTTGGTTTTCGATTCGGGTTTGATGTCGGACTTTTCTGCGAACCATTGCTCATGTATTTTTTTGAGCCATCGCGATGACGCGCCCGCATACACATTCCAAGTCTTTCGTTGAACCACTCCGCATTCAGCCACCGATAATACTTTTCGGGTAAAATCACTTGGCCGGTCATTTTTCATGTCCTCGACCGCTTGAGCAAAGTCCGACGCGAGCATCATAACTTTGGCCGACGGTCGCCACTCCATCATGTTAAGAAGCGTGTGCATGGGTAAAGTATTGTTGATGTCGGCGTTGCGTTTGATGTTGAAAATATTTGGTAATTTGAGCAAGGGTCGCCATTCTACCGGTCTTGTCGGGTGTGTCCGAGACCATTGACCCAATTCTAAGAGGTCTTCATCCTCAAGATATTTTACGCTTGAAAATAAGAGTGTATGACCCAAACCGCTTTTGTATGGTATTTTTTGGGTCGCATACGCACCGATGAGCATGTTCATGAGCGAGGTTTCAAAAGTAGTCTCGGACACGCGACCGCCATGTGAGGTGGGTTCTTCCGGTGATGCCGTCGCATAGCGTAGTAAATCCTCAAGGTCTTTGGGGTCAAGGCCGGTGTAGGATTTGAGGCATGTTTTACCCACCCACCGTTTTTGACCCTTGGGGGATTCGACGATGAAAACCTGTTTTCTACGCCTACGGCCCGATGTGCAGTGGTCGCATTGGTCGATGTATTTTTCCGGTAATTTTTTACGGCCTACGCGTTCGGGTATTTTTTCACCAAACATGGCCGTGTAAATCGCGGGCGTGTCTTGAGGATTGTTGGGGTCGGCCGGGTCGCACACGGAGATAACGCGCCACTTTGACGGTGGGGTATATCGGGCCTTGATTTGAACGGTCGAATATCCAACGAATTGAGATTCTTTGAAAACATCGGGTGGGGTGTGTAACTTTCCGATGTGGTCGAAGTTGCGCCATATTTTTTCGATGTCGGGAGATTTGAGTCGATAGAGCCGACGGTTGACTTTCGGATTAAAACGCCATTTAGCACCGGTCATATCCTGAAATTGGGCATCGAAAACCGAACCGTGTTTTCTCTTGCATTTGACAAAGGCGCGATAAGTGGGTGGCGGTGAATCCTCAAACGAATATTTGAACGGAATGTCACGCGAGGCACATTTTTTGGAGAACCTCTCAAGCGACTTTTGAACGCGCGGCCATTGCGCGTGAGTGCATGAAAAATCGACATCAATATCATGCTTCGACAAATTGAGTCACCTCGGATTCTGTAAGGGGGTAGTAGCCGTTTTTGAATTGCGCGTGTGTGATGTAGCGAGATGTTTTGAACATGCCGTTGATGGTGTCAAGGTGTGCAATTCGGGTGTGAGTTTCCGTGTGCGAGACTACAAAGATGATGTGATATTTTCTCAAGGGAAACTTTGTAGTGGTAACTGATACGGGTTTGAAGTATTGGGCCGACTTCATATTCAAGCACCCCAAAGGAAAGTAAAAGTGCCACAGTGAATGCAACGGGCATTTTCGTTCGATACGCCGATGGGTGTAAACTTTTTGCAGCCACACTTTTTACAGCGCACACCTTTCAAGGTGATATGGTCGTTCTTGGGTTGGGTTGTTTGTCGGGTCATTTTCTTTGCCTCTATTTAGCCATATACATACTACTATTTAAGGCTTCCGACGCGACTAAAACTGCGACTAAAAAGTGTTATCGACTAAATCAGCCCCTCGCGAGCGTGTGTGCGTTCATATTATTACGAGATTTGGGGCGGTATTTTTCGACTAATTTTTATCGACTAAATCGGCAACGCCTGATTCCGACGGCTCGAAAATTAGTTACGACTAATTAAATGTAACATTTTCACACGGTTTTTAGTCGGGGTAACGAAAACGACTAATATTATTTTTTTTACTGCGATTATTAGTCGTGCCTAATTTTTCGGATGGATTTTTGTAGTCAATAATTTTTAAGTGTTTTTAGTCGGGGCTAATTTTTTAGGTGGCGTTTTTTACGAAAAACCTTGGCATCATCTTAGTCGTGGCTAATTTTTTTGGTGAATCTTTTTGGGCGACTAATTATTTATCGACTAAAACGCCATTAGTCGCGACTAAAATAGTTGCTCGCAGTCACGCCTTTAGTCGCAAAATTGAGACATCGACGCTTAGGAGGGGGTAGTTGGGCCACAGTGAAGAATTGCGACTAAAACGCACACTGAAAGCCTGTTTATTAGTCGCGACTAAAATTAAACGCGACTAAAAATATTGGTCGCAGTCACCCGTTTAGTCGCAAACCCAAAGTCGCCCACGCTGACACCCTCATAATCGTCTCCATCTTTTTTTTGCGACTAAAAGGCACACTGCGCTCTACTTTATTAGTCGCGACTAAAATCGGCGTTAATCGCGACTAAAATACAGGGGCGACATACATCGTTTAGTCGCAAAATCCTCACGCTCACGCCGAACCCCACCTATTCGTCGCCACCTCAAAATTATCGACTAAAACGCTTACCGAGGCCCATAAAATTAGTCGCGACTAAAGCCGAATTAGTCGATAAAAATACGCAAAACGACTAAAAATAAAAAAATAGTCGCGACTAGAAGTTACTGCTCAGGTCAAAATTAGTCGCCTAATTAGTCGCATCGGTGGGTATAAATAGGTGCAGCCCGTAGGGTAACTTGGAGATATAATATGAGCCCCACCCCGAAAACTGATACATGGATTGACATTAACACCTTTGATGTGCCGATAGCCGAATACAGACAATTAGGCTACCTGCACCAAAAAGGCGAATACAAGAACGCAGACACGAACGACCACCCACACTTCACCTTTACAAAGTATGTAGCCGCCACCGCAATGAGCATCGCCTTGCCCGCTCGCTGGTTGCCGTCGAATACAGACATGGTGCGAGTCTGTTACACCTTCTACCCCGTAGACGAATAATTCTCAACCTGAGAAATTAGATTACCGACTAAAAGTCGTTGCCGCCCTGCTCTCCGGTTCGCCGGAGGGTGGGGCTTTTTTTACGACTAATTTTTTTAGCGACTAATTTTTTTTATCGACTAAATTATTTAGCGACTAAACCCGACTAAAATATATCGACTAAACCCGACTAAATTAGTCGAAACAAATGAGATAATTAGTCGCGACTAAATTACTATCCTCACGCTAAAAAATAGTCGCGATTAAAGTGTGATGCTTCCTGCGACTAAAAAATTAGTCGAGTCGAGCATATGATATACTGCAAGGCCGTAGGGATGCCATGGCAAACGACCATAACCCCGAAACCGGCCCTATTGAGGATGAATCCTCCGTTACCCGACAATCCCTTGAGGTTGCTATGATGCAATTGCATGAAGTCATTGACACCGTGGAGAACGAACAAGACTACATCATAGACGAAACTCACGGCCTTGAAGCCCTTGAAGAGATTATGACCCACCTTAAAGACGCTTACGCCGCCCTTGATACCAAAGCACTACCAACAGGCAACGAAGACAAGCAATGGGTGGATTCAGGATTCCTCGTCAACCTTCCTTCGCTTAACTGCGGTCACGCCCCAACCCACGCATACATGCAAACATGGATGGATGGGTCGAGAGACATGGTAGCCGAGTGCCACCGGTGCAATTACTCCGCCGTCGTCAACGAAGCATATGACAATTACAACGGCAACGACATGAACACCGACACACACCCCGACTTCGATGACTGCGAAGGCGAGCGACAAGCCGAAGCCGAAGCCGAGCGTCAAGCCGATGCTCAAGCCGAACTTCGAGCCGAAGCATGTTACGGAGACGACTTCGACGGAGGGTGGTATTGATGTTCGACATTTACACCAACGCCGATGAATATGACTTCATATGGGAATGCTGTATCAGTGGATGCGGTCGCACCAACATTTGCGAACCACGCACCTCACCACGCAAAGCCTTCAAGGATGCCGTCAAACACGCTCAAGAATGCCTTACAGACCTCCGCACCCGTCAAGGCACTGATACATGGCCTTTGGACTACACCGTTGATGATTTCATGTCCGACTGCATGAGCATCAAAGCAACAGCACCTGCGATTTGGTCGAGAACCAAAGCCAACAAAAAATCCTGATTTCACAGGCTCGCACTTAACGACTAATCCCCGCCCCCTTCGGGGGGTGGGTTTTCGGTATCGACTAATTTCGATGCCTTTTTTTTATCGACTATTTTTTTATCGACTAAATTATTTATCGACTAATTTTATACCGACTAATTTCGGTGACTTTTTTTATCGACTAATTTTTTTTATCGACTAATTTTTTATCGACTAATTTTTCAGGCCTTTGAAAAATAGTCGCGACTAATTTTAGTGGCTTCAAAATTACACTTAGTAACATTATGTTACTAAGTAACATAATTGCACTAAGTAACAAAGTGGCACTCATGGAGATTTCGGCCTTCCGAAAACATGAACGGGTCATGTTAATTGTGATGCCTCCGGCAATAGGCTCGCAGTGCATCGAATAGCCCTAAAAATGAGGGAAAACAAGAACATGATTCAAAAAACCCCCAAAACAGCCCAAAAACGGCGTTTCATCAGGAGGGCGACGGCCCAAAAAAACGCGCTCGCACCGACCAAAAACCAACCAAAAAACGCCAATTTCAGCGTTTAATCGCTAAATGCTTATTACCCCCTCATACTTAGGGGGGGGCATGGAGGAAAGGAATTACCAACATACCGAAGTAGAACCGGCGTTTGAGCAAATCGCTCAAGCATCCGAGACACCGACCGACCTTTGCGAGGTTACGCAATTACAACGGTTCAAGCATGGCTTGAGTCATTGCTTGTTTACCGCTATTACGGGGACTGCAATGGATAAGAAAACCATGAAGACCCTAAGCAAAAAGCAACGCGAGCAAATAGGTTACAAAGGCACACCAATGCCCGACCGCGCCTTGATTCGCACCGCCAAGGTGACACCGAAGCAAGCACTTGATACCGATGCGCTGATGGAGGCGTATGGCAAAACTACCGTGTCATACATCAATCGAAATGGCGTTCTCGCTGATGTTGCCATTCAAGGAAACTTGTTCAAGCAATTGCTCAACGACACCACTTCAACCGCCAAGAAAATGCGAGACATCGCCCGTTCTATCATGGCCTATGATAGCATCCAGAAATTGAATGCCTTGGGCTTGACATCGAAGGACATTGCACACACCACGGTAGCCGATACCCTTGCACTTGAGGACTTGATTTCACACCGTTCAATCGAAGCGTTCGGACTCAAAGCCTCCGACCGTGTGCGACATGTCGAAGTCAACCCTTCGGATTTAGTCCGACAAGGCTTCACCTCGTTGCGATTGCATGAAGCGAACGGTGAGTATGACCCGTTGACCTCCATCTATCAACATGGAGTCAAAGTCCACACCTACGGCCCAACGAAGCACCTTGACAACGGCGTTTTAGGTTACTACCACTTGAGCATCAATGTCGATACGCTTGAAGACATCACGGTGTCGCCTAAACAGATGTATTGCTCAAAGGCTCAAGGCGGTTGCGGAAAACCACTCGGACTTCAACAAGTCGCAAAGGGTGGCGCGAACGGGCCGAACACTTGTCCCCGATGTGGCAACCCGAAGCACTTGATGAGCATTCAATCCGCCGACATTGCTTTGCCTCAATTGTTGACCGGTGGCCGTCTCAAGACCCACGGTGGGCATCAAATCCACATGACTTCATGCCGAATCAACAAGAAGCAAGCCGAAGCAATCATGGCGGTCAAGCGTGGTGTTCTATCAGCCGAAGCCGCGTTGAACCTACTGATTGAGGGCGGTGTCCGTGTGAATTGCGCTCAAATCCGAAAGAAAGCACCGGCAAAACTTGTAGTGTGCGCCTTCGATGTAGCGTATAACGGCATCACCTTCGGACTCGCAGTCGAGCGAATCGAAACAATTGACCGATACCTTCCGACCGACGCTTGAAGACCGACATTGAATCCAACGAACCGGAGGTAGACATCAAGAAAAACAAGGGATAGAAAGTCGAATGTGCATCCGTGTTCGACTTATCCAACACATGAAGAACGGATGGTTCTTTCATGTCGATTCAAAACCGCCGACCTACCTCAATCCTGAACATGCCTAAAAACAGCAATATAAACGCCTCTGTGAGCCTCCGAGGTATCAATAGGTCAATAGGTAGCACCGAATAATTTGAGGCCCATTTAGGGGTGGTTTTGGGGTGTTTTTCGTTTTTTACTCCAAAAGTTAGACAGACGGCGACACACACCATTGCTTAGTCTCCCGAAATATTTACTACAAAAAATTGTCAAAAGTAAGTATCAATACCTTTTGCGATTGACTGCTTTATATCCGCCACGCCTTCGAGCCTTAGACTTACCACCGGCCCATTCGCCTTTGCCCGATTTGCCAAATGCCAATACCGGCCCGTCTATTCGGCCCGAAAATTGGTCGACTGCGTGTGCCAACGCCATTACCAAATCGTTATGTCTTCCGGTGTCAACAATATCTCCGCCTTTCCAAGCGTGTGATTCTAATTCGTCAAGCAATTCGTTCATGACTCGTCTTGTTGCGTCGTTACCATACGGGATAACAATTTTTTCTCGTTCAAACCACACCCTAAGCCTGTTCAACAGTGCTTGTTTCAAGCCTTTGTTACTAACTTTGCTTTCCCTGTAATCGACACCGATACCCTTAGCCTCCAACAGCGACTTAAACAGCCGTTGAAATCCGACATCTTCCGCCGCCAAAGGCGCACTGTATCTTTTACACCAATCACCTATCATGTCAGCCTGTTTGTCGGGAGGAAAGTCGTTGCGCCTCCATATGTTTGACACTACTAAATCACCGTTGCTTTCTTGACGAACAGCACAAAGAACCGAGTAGTCCTTACCCAATCCCTGCGAAGGGTCAAACCCAACAACATATCGACAGTTATCTCGTTTATCTGTATCAAGCACTTGTTCTAAGTCCATATTTTTACGGGTATACTTACGGGGATATACTGCCGAGTCATCGTCAATAACTTTACACAGCAATTCTTGAGCAAACTCCAACTCACCCATAGACTCTCGTTGTTCAAGTAAAAATTGCGTCGGCCTAAACTCCGGCCAAAGAGCCTTCAACTTTTCCGGTTCATGCTTATGCTCATCCCAATTAGGGAATGCCGACCATGTTCCGCTTTTCCATTGTTGATTGTCAAGCATTTCAGTATGGTATAAGTCGGTCATAGCCATTGGCGTTCCAACACAGTAAATAGAAGAACCGGGGTCAAGCATTGGCATAACAACTTTACGCAACCAATGTCGCAATTGTTCGTTGTTTAATTCCTTTTTAGCGTCAAGCAATACATCGTCAAGAGCAATTACGGCAGGATGCTCACCACGAATAGCCGAGCCGACAGAAGAACAACGAATTACAGCACCATTAGTAAAATACAACTCAACCTTACCACCACGCTTTGTATCGAGATAGCGAGACAATTCGGGATGCTTTGTCAAGTCGCTTCTTATTTCAGCCAAGCGACGAATAGCAGTATCACGACTTGCACTGAATAACCATACCTGCAAAGGATTCCCATTAAACTTGTCAAACAAGCACTGATGCAATAACTTAACACCAAGGGTTGTGCTTTTACTATGCGAGCGAGGTGCAATAATACATACGCGATGAACATGACTACCTTTCCTATCAGTGTATAAGTCCATCCATTTGCCTATGTGTTCGCCCCAAGCATAACCAAGCCAACGGTAAAAATATTGAACATCGTATCTTGCTCTTTCAAAGGCTAATGCTCGTTTTATACTTGACATAGGACATCACATAATTTTCGATAGGGATTTGCCAAAATACGGTTTTTGTTATATTATACATAGTATCATCTACTGCGGTCTAAGCGAGCGCATTCCACAATACGGACAGACTCTTGTTAAAGCCTTTCCCCTCATCATATATTTGCTCGCCCAACCGCATGAATCACACACTACCGCTTCTCGCTTTATTTCAGTCATCTTACAACCCTCATCATTCCGCAATAGACCATTTTTTTGTTTACATTATCCCAAACCTTATGACTTGTGTAACATACTTCGGATTCATAACCACATTTGACACATCGTCTTAATTTTCTTGACATAGGTTTGTGTGGCATCAATGCTCACCAACAGGGGCAAACATAGAGCCAATAATTCCTTTTTCTTTGTCGATAATGTGTGCGGCTAACCCTGCCTTAGAAGTAGTGTAGCCTTGTCGTGCGTGGTATCGGTCATGTCCTGCCAAACTCGGCAATTGGATAATGACACACCCTTTGCTTTCCAAAACCTTTCGATGGTGCAAATGTCCGTGAAACCAAGTGTGGTGTTCGCACTTACCCCATAACTCGCGTTGTTCGCATGACATTAACTCTTCAAGGTTCTTAGCCCCATCTCCGTGAATAAAGCCGAGAAGGTTATTACCATACTGAACATACTGTCGAGAAGCAGGAGATACTACAACCTCACAGTCTTCGCTTTCTTCGTATACTGCCGACAAATACATCATCAGTGCAATAGCACTCATGCGGTCGTGATTACCCGGCATAAAGACTACCTTAACAGGCGCAACTTGTCGGAGTAAATCAATGTGTTCACGCGCTAATTTACAACCGGTCATTAGGATTTCAGCAGGAGAGCCATACATGTCTTGAGGTGTCCCTTTGGTTGTCGTTCCGCCGTCGGTATCAACATGAAACCAGTCGCTACCGGTAGAGATAATGATTTGTTCCGGCTTACTGTAAAGACGGCTAATTAACTCTTGGGTCTTACCCATAAGTCGAGACTTAGCCTCTTCAAAGTTATAGGTTTCACCGACTTCATCGACCCACCCATACTTACCCCAATGAAAATCAGTCGGGCTAATAACAAGAGAAAACGGGTCGCTACTTACAGGTAATGCCAATTGAGAGACACTTGTTGCCTTTTCTTGTATGAGATTCCTAAAGTCAGCAAGAACATTTGTCTCAAACAACCTATACTTGTCGGCATCTTCTTCTATTTCTTTCCACTTTTTACGCTCAAACTTCTTATGCAACTCATGTCGACGCTTGAGAACCAAGTCTTCTACCAACTGTTCCACATTTGACTCCATGATTTGTTCGTCGGTGTAAATATCCATGTCGTGAGTCCATCCGTGTCGTCGCCTATACTCGTCAAACCACGCTCGCGGTATACCAAACTCTCGACATACCTCATTGATAGATGCCGGTTTGCCAACCATACTGCTATACGCAGTCTTCATGGCTCTATGCCTATCACCTTCGACCTTAATCATAGTGTTGGCAGTAGAAAGAAAGGTAAAGTATTCGTCGTTTACTTGGTCGTAAAAGTATGACTCCGGCACTTTTTCGGCAAAAGTATTATCGTTTTCGACTTGTTGGTGTTCAATTGTCAATTTTTTACTGTTCTTCATTTTAGTAATGCTCATTTCCCAACCCTTAACAGATTTTTTGTTATCCATGTCGTGCAATATTCGAGCGTTTTCCATAACGCTCTTCGACGGGTCGTAAAACTCCAAAATTAAGTCGTGGCCGTAGTTAGGTGGTGCGCGCATTAAACCTTGCTTATCGCTTCCCCTTATAAGCGTTTATAATTTTATTCTTTACACAACAACAAAAAGAATTAAATGCGACCCTATCTATCGTTTTTACATAATTATTTTATTGTTTCTTAGATGTAGAACGGCCCATCGACTGCTAACAATTACTATTGTAATAACTACTTTTCTTAAATGCCTTTGAAACAAAAAAAGAATTAACCCATATTCAACGCAGTAGCCCGTTTTATTATTTTTACAGTAATACAAACAATACAAAGAATCAACAATCACTAACAGTTAAGAATCAAACATACTTATCCTTAAACATGATACAAGAAGAATACCGAGTGTGGCCGTCAAACATAGTTACGCCCGCACAACTACATTCTTTTTACCTTTGTTTGAAGTTATCACTATCGACTTTGA